CAATCTTTGAGAGTGGTCCCGCTAAATTTTTAGAAAAGGTGTCGAATAAGATTTCTGGCTTTGTAAGAAAGTTAAAAAATAGCAATCCTATTTTATTAAAGTTTATTGGGTATTTCGGTATATTTGTTTCGGTTGCCGGGCCATTATTGTTGGTTCTCGGATTACTTGTTAATGGGTTTAGTTATTTATTAAATCCTGTTGTCGCGGCAGTTGCTGGAGTTATTGCATTGTCGGGTGTTTTTGCTTTTTTATACACTAAAAATGAGAAAGTAAGAAAATCTCTTGATAAATTGTGGAATGTTGTAAGTTTTCTAATTGAACCTTTTAAGGCATTATATGAATTGGTTTCGTCTGTCTTTGATTTCTTTATTCCCGGTGCTGGGGCTGTGGATATTTTGGCTGTTTCTATCTCTGCCCTTGCGGATGTATTACAATTTGTTCTCTCCCCTCTTAAAGCCGTCTGGGATTATGGGAAACAATTATCAAAAGGCAATATTCTGGCTGCCGGTTTTGCCGCATATGAGGCACTCGGAAAAGGTATTTCGGGAGTAGTGCCTGAATTCCTCGGAGGCACCGCCGGAGCAGTAAGCCAATCCGCACAAAATGCAACGGCCATGAGGGGCTCTTTATCCGGGAAGATCGACATAACAACAAGGGGAGCTGTGGAGAGAGTTCGAGCGGAATTATCAAATACTCTACCCGGTAATCTTGGCTTTAACATGCAACCAGCGCATTAATTTTATTATGGCTCTTATAGAACAATTATTCCCCGCAAGCTTCCGCAAGATCCCTTTCCTTGTTGCCGCAGAAACTGAATCAGCCGGGAAGAAGACAGTTACTCACGAATATGTGAACAATAATAAACGGTTTACGGAAGAACTGGGATTATTACCCCCTATATTTACCCTGGATGCAGTCATCCATGGTGAAGATTCTGTCTCTCAAAGATTAGCATTAAAAAATGCTTTGGACCAACCAGGACTCGGCACTTTAGTGCATCCCATATATGGATCGATAGAGGTAAAATCAACCACTTACAGTATTAATTCTAATCAAACAAATGTGGGGGAATTCCGTTTTACCATAAATTTTGAGACATCAGAAGCCGTTGTTACCGCTGAAATAGAGACTATCACGGAATCGTCTATCTCTGTTGCGGCTCAAGAATCGAGGGACGCTGCTGATAATAAACTTGAGGATGCATTTATTGCTCCAAGGCTTGCAGAAGAGCTTACGGAATCAGGTAATAAATTGGATGAAGTGCTTGAAACGGTTGATAAATTTGCGCAAGGAAAGAAAGGCGGGGAGGTAGACATAATAAATGAATTGGGTTTAGTCGAGACGATAGTGAGTGAAATAAATTCCGGCATAAGCTATGTCAGGTCAAAACTTGCTGATTTTACGAGGGTTACGGCTGAGGCGCGCTCAAAGGTTTTTGCCGTCGTTCAAGTTCCGGCAGACCTTAAAAGCCAGCTGCAAACATTCTATTCGGCAAGCCTGGAAATCGTCAATACTCCCGTGGACCTTGCAAATGCATGGAGTCTTCTAACCGATTTTGGATTCTTGGACATAAAGAGGGACACAATAACCCTCTCGCGATTAATAAGCGAGGGAAACAAATCATCGTTGAATCAGCACACCAGGATTACGGCGTTAATAAATCTGCATGAATCCTATGGGTCGAAAGAATATACCACTGACACGGAAATACAGGCATCCCGTGATGACCTCAACGAAAAATTTAACAGGATAGTTGAAAATTATTCTGGCGATATTGCCGATGGATTGCCGGTATTGGTGGAAGACAAAGACTTGCGGGATTCTCTTTTTAATCTGAGAACCCTTACCAGTAAATTGCTCGATGAGAAAGAACAGAATGTATGGAGGGTCGTAACCATCTCTCCCGGCATTTCATCGATGGCCCTTACTACATATAGATATTATGGGAATTTGGATAATCTGGAATTGCTCGAAGGCTTAAATCCCGATATCAGCCATGCCAGATTTAATGAACAAATACAGGCGGTAGCATGAGCCTGACGATAAAACTCAATGGTCAGGAATTTACTAACTTTTTAGAGGCATCGGTTTTGCGTACCATGGATGCTGTGAGCGGTTCTTTTTCGTTTGCATCCACGGTGGATGCTTCCAATAACTTCCCTATTAAAGAAGACGATGCTGTTGATATTTTTGTTGATGGAACCCAGGTAATAAAAGGATTTGTTGAAGGATTTGACAGCAATTCCGCTCCCGATGCACATGATGTGAGGGTCTTTGGCCGGGACATTTTGGGTGATCTTATTGACAGCACCGTAAATACGGAAACGAGTGAATTCCGTGCAAGTTCCTTGCTGGATATCGCTCGCGCCGTTCTTGATGGCATAAACCTTTTTGACGTTGAGGTAATTGACCGAACGGGAGACGTCGGACCATTTGAACAAATTGACCTTACGAGCGCCGAAACAACTCAAAGCGCTTTCGATTTTCTCGAATCTTATGCCAGGAAACAGCAAATACTCCTAAACACTGATGGTCTTGGCAACCTGGTATTTACTCGTGCATCCGGGGAAATATTCCCTGTAATTCTTAGGGATGGAAATGGTGGAAACATAATATCAGCCAGAAAACATATCGATAACTCGCTGAGATTCAACTCCTATACTGCGCTATCTCAATTAAATCCTATTACCGTGGGATCGGGTGTAAGTCCAGCTAATTTATCTAATCAAAAAGGGTTGGCGATTGACAGTGCGATTCGTACAAGTCGTGTCTTTGCCTTTGATGCCGAAGAGAGTTCCGACAGTTTGACGGCCAAGGATAGGGCTACATGGGAATCAAATCTCAGACGCGCCCGATCACTTTCGTATTCCGCGACAGTGCAAGGGCATAGCGTTAGTATAAATAATATAGACATATTATGGGAACCAAATAAACTTGTCCTCGTTCTAGATAATTTCAATAGGCTGGGGGGCATGTTATTGATCCGCTCAGTCCGCTATGAGGAAAGTGTTGATACTGGAACAACTACCGTTATTGATATGACGTATCGAGATGCATATACCCTTCAGGCAGAACAGAGCAGGCGGGATGCTTTGAATGAGGATGATTTCTGATGCAAGAAATTACAGCTAAGTTCAAGAAAGCAGCTCAAATGATAAAACAGGCCGTTACCACTCTCCTCGTGGACGAAACGGGGCCATATCCAAAGGGCCAGGCCAATTACAACGGGAAAACTACTGAATATGCATTAATTATACCATATGGGCTTATTTCATCACCACCGGTAGGATCTCATGTCGTTTTGCTCTCGTCGCAAGGCCAGGAGGCGGTTAAATTTGGTCTGGTCTCTGATTTCGAGAACAAGGATGATAATAACATCGGCGGTGAGACTGGATTACGAAATGCGATAACGGAGGCGTTCATAAAATTAAACAGTAATTCTGGAATAGATATTGATGCAATCGCCGGAACAGTGACAATAAATTCTACCGTAATCGAGTTAGGTTCTTTGACTACCCAAACCCTGGCCAATGCATTATTTATGACAGCAGTCTACAATATACATACTCACCCAGAATCATTAGGGGGGACCACTGGTGTACCTAACCATCAGGGAGCTCTGGGGACTCATACAACGGTACAGGTGAAAGCTGCATGAGCGATATAAGAATCATCCAGGCACCGGATAAATCTTTTGATATAGGAATTTCCAATGGTGACATTGAAGGAGATGAAGGTTTTGAGACTGCAATATTAGACTCCTTGCTGGAAGACGCTCGTGCCCCAGCTGACAAGGTTATAAAGCCGGAGAATAGGCGGGGATGGATGGGCAATCTTGTTAGTCCGGTAAAAGATCGCCAACGAGGGAGTCTTTTGTGGTTGACCAATCAAAGGAGATTGACCCAAAATACACTCAATGAAACCATTGATTATGCGCGCAAGGCCTTGAATTGGTTTGTTGAGGATGGAATATCGACCGGGCTTGAGGTGTTGGGCACCATAGTTCCCACGCAAGGTATATTGTTGGAAATTATTATAACCGCCTTAAACGGGCAGACAGAAAATCATTATATTAGGATGTGGGAGCTGACTGCAAATGCCAATTAAATTTCCGACATTAACCGATGAAACAAATAAAATAAGGGCCGATATAATTAGGTTTCTGCCCTCCCTTGATCCCACTATCTTCGGGAGCAGAACCAGGGCCCTTGCTGATTCTTTGGCTGGCAGGTCATTTGATCTTATCGTGCTACAGAAACAATTATTAAAACAGATGTTTCCGGCTGTTGATGGTGCTACTGGTGATTTTCTCCTTAAATGGGCTGCCTATGAGACGCTTGTTAAAAACGAGGCCACGGAAGCGACCGGGAACGTGACCTTTACCGGAACCATCACAAAAGTAATTCCTGATAGTACAAGCATACAAACTTCTGATTCTAAATTATACACAACTCAAGCCGAACTAACGCTTGTAAATATAAGCATAAATACAACTCTTGCGAGATCTGGTTCGACAGTTACGGCCACCACGGCCAGTGATCATCAGCTTGCAAGCGGTCAGGATGCAACTATTGATGGGGCCGTGGAGACTGACTATAACGGCACATTTGAAATTACGGTCATTGCCGCTGATCAGTTTACATACACTATCCCGGAAACTCCATCAACACCAGCAACCGGAATTATAACAACAGCTTTTAATGGAGGAACTGTTGAAGTTGAATCCGTGGAGACTGGCCAAGACCAGAATCAAGAATCCGGCGCACAGCTTGATCTTGTATCCCCTATTGCCGGGGTAAATACAACGGCCAGAGTCCAATTTAGCCAACTGGATGGGGGGACTGACGATGAGACTGATCCATCTTTGCTGGGCAGAACATTGCAAAGCAGAGCTAATCCTGTCGCAAATTTCAATCCTGGAGCAATCGAGAAAATAGCATTATCCATCTCTGGAGTGACTAGGGTGAAAGTGAAAAGGATCACGCCAGAAGTCGGAGCAGTAACCATATTATTTGTAAGGGACGATGACACAAATATTATTCCTTCGGCAGGCGAAGTGCAGACTGTAAAGGATGCAATTGTTGCCGTATTGCCAGCCACCAGTGATGAAGCTGACGTGGTGGTTACGGCCCCGACACCAGTACCTACAGATTACACCTTTTCCTCTATTACCCCCGATACTCCAACGATGAGGACTGCTGTAGATAATAATTTGGATGCTTTTTACCGCGATGAAGTCGATTTTGAGACGAATATCACCGAGGATAAATACAGGTCTGCAATAATAAACACCATCGACCCAGATACAGGGGATACGCTCACGGCATTCGCATTATCAACCCCTGCATCCGACATAACAGTATCAACCAATGAGATAGGTGTGAAAGGCGTGGTTATCTTTTAATGACAACGACCAATATAAATCTATTTAATCCAGGAACTGATAAAGAACATGCTTTCATGCTGGCGAAACACATGCCAACAGGCAGGACGTGGGAGGCTGCTTTTGATGGTGACAAAAACCTTGGGAAATTAATAAAAGCATTGGCGCTTGAATATTATAGGCTCTCTGTGCTAACAAAAAAAATAGAAACAGAGATGGATATCAATCAGACTGAGGATCTGATAACTGAATGGGAAGCCAGTGTTGGAATACCGAATGATTGTTTCTCCACAAATACCTCATTAGAAAACAGAAGAATTCAAGTGAGGGAGACTTTTTCAAATTTTGGTGGCGTCCAAACAGCCGAAGATTTCGTGAGAGTTGCAAATGTTTTCGGGATAAACATCTCCGTTAAACCTGCATCATCGGATAGTTTGTTCCCGTTAGTTTTTCCCATCTTATTTCTGGGAGATGTAAAGGCAGTCAAACATACAATCGTGGTTACTTTTCTTGACCTACTCACATCAGATAATGTTTTTCCATTAACATTTCCGTTCACATTTCAACCTGATAACGAATCATTCTTGAGGTGCCTGTTTGAAGTCCTGGCACCTGCGAATGTACAAATAATTTTTAATTTTTCCTAATGGGGCATTAACATGAGAGATATCGCAACAAAATCAGAGGGGAGTTCGCTTACATCTGGTGATTGGAATGCCAATCAGAACGAGTTGGAGAATGCGGTCATTTCCAGCGATCAGTCGCTTGATCCGGCTGGCGGGGCAGATACTGACTTAAATATGTTGTCTAAGACAATGGCCGGATATGCT